ATGTTACATTTTATCGAGCATTAGAGAATAATAAGTCTATTTGGCCTGAACAGTTTCCTGTTTCTAAATTAGATTCTAAAAAACGTGAATTTATAGAAGCAGGTCTTGTAAACAAGTTTGCTCAAGAATATATGAATGATGCTCGTGATTTATCATCAGCAGCGTTTAAAACAGATAGAATACAATATCACGATGGTCGATTCAAGTCTGTTGATAACTATTCTTATATAATCATTAGAAATGAAGCAATTCCCATTAATGTTTACATTGGAGTTGATATTGCGGCTACTGCAACAGAAAAGTCTGATTTTCAGGTTATTATGGTTATTGGAGTAGATTCTAATAAAAATCGTTATGTATTAGAGTATTATCGTGAACGTATTCCTACTTTTGATTTACCTGAAGAAATTATAAAGATGGCAAGAAAATACAGTCCTGTTAGACGAGTAACGATTGAAACAGTAGCTGCTCAAGAAATGGTACGTGATATGGTTACAAGAATGGCTTCTGAGGATAGAAGATTGATACCAGGAATATTCAAAGGTGTTAAACCACCTGCAGGTATTAAAAAAGCAGATAGATTGGAAACATCACTTGGGCCAATTGTAAATAGTAAAAAATTATATATTCGTAGAGAGATGACTGAATTAGTCGATGAGATGTTTGAACACCCTGTTCCAAAGAACGATGACCTTATGGATGGATTGTATTATGCTGACTACTATTCTAAAGCTCCATTAAGTAGCTCAATATCTGTTACAGAGATGCGTTCTGGTAAAAAAGGTGGTAGCAAAATTAAAGGATATTACAATTGGATGACGGGTGCTAGACGATAGTTTGGAACTTCTAGACGATTTTAGCGTTTTTTACTTTGATTATTAAATATTTATTTTTAACTTAATATTAATGCATAGGTCTTATACATTATGGCAATAGAGCTACATCCAAACGCAAAAGAGAACCAAGAGCTCCATCGTAGATGGCGTGACGCTCGTCAAGAGTGGGAGATAGAGGCGCGCAATGATATAGATTTTTATCATGGTAATCACTTTTCTAACGCTGAATCTGAAGAATTACAGTCACGAAACCAAGCTGATGTTCCAATGGACAGGATATCACCAGCTATTGAAAAACTTAAAAGTGTACTAACTGCTAAACCACCTGTGTTTACAGCTATACCAAGAGAAGACTCTGATGTTAAAGTAGCTTCTTGTTGGAGAACAATATTAGGATATGTATGGCAAATATCTAATGGAGATGTTCATGTTAAGGATGCTATTCATGATTATGCTGTAACAGGATTAGGTTATCTGTATGTTTATATTGATAACGAAGCAGATTTTGGAAAAGGTGAAGTAAAATTTACTTCAGTAAATCCTTTCCGTGTTTATGTACCACCATCTTCAAGAGATAGATTTTTTCAAGATGCAGATTCAATTTTATTGTCAACTATTCTAACTGGTCAACAAATTGTTAATTTGTATCCATTTTTAGGAGCTCAGATAGATGATAATACAGGAGAAGTTACTCCTGGCATTATTGAAGAACTTTCTACATATTCTGAAGAAGATTTTCCTGATGCTCAGAATAAGAACAGTATGTCTATACATACACCTTCTGAAGTAAAAGATTTAGATACATATGATTTTGAAAAATATCAAATATTAGAAAGATTTTATAAAACCAAAGTTCCTTTTTACAGAGTTGTCGATTCTCGTAGTGGAGAAGAGATGATTCTTAGTGACCAGGAATTTGCTGTGTTTTTAACTGAAAATCCCGGCGTGTTTGAGCGTGAACTGATGAGCTTTGAAGAAGTCCTCCAAACTCGTATTGGTGTAGTTGCTACTGTAGGTGAGGTTGTCTTATATGAAACGGTTCTCAATACTGATGTTTATCCTATTGTCCCCTTACCAAATATATGGTCAGGCACTCCGTATCCAAAGTCGGATGTGTCACGTACAAGACCGATGCAGAGATTACTCAATAAGTTATGGTCTCTTGCCTTATCTCATGCTCAAGCCTCTGCCGGTTTAAAATTATTAGTTCCTTTAGGTAGTGCGGTTAATGGATTAGACCAATTAGAAAAAGATTGGGCAAATCCAAATGCGGTTATTGAAGTTGATACTTCTCAAGGTGAACCACATTATCCCGCTCCTACACCATTAGCTTCTGAGTTCTATCGTTTAATAGAACAAGCAGAATTTTATATAGATTTTATTTTTGGATTACCTGAAATGATGCATGGATTTTCTGAAAAAGCACCTGAAACAGTTCGTGGAACAGAACGTATGATGATGTTGGGTTCAGAACGTCCTAAGTCAAAACTTAGAGATATTGAGTTTGGTTTAAATATAATGGGAAGATTATTGTATTCTTTTTCTAAAGGACATTACACTTTTCAAAAGATGTTTAGATTGATACAACCAAATAATAATATAAACGAGGTATCGGTAAATATGTTATATACCGATAGTACTCAAACAGTAATGGATATCGCTAAAGATAGGAACAATATTGGTCAACACGATGTTAGAATTGAACCAGGGTCTACTTTACCAACAAGTAAGTGGGCTGAGTATGGTGTTTATTTTGAAGCGTATCAAGCTGGATTAATAGATAGGACTGAAGTATTGAAAAAGAATCCAGAAATATTTGACAAAGAAAGTATTTTATCACGAATGAGTGAGATTGCTCAATTGCAACAGGCTAATGGTCAATTGCAACAGCAAATTAAAGAATTGCGAGGAGACTTGCAAACGGCACAAAGGGAGTCTGTCCAAGACAAAAAACGAGTAGCGGTTGAGAAATTCAAACGAGACTTGACAGAAGTACGGGCGGACGCGAAAGCAGATAAAAAAGTGCAAACAAATAAGTTTGCCGATACAGTGAAGTTCGAGTTGGAGAAATTAAAACCCATTATGGATAATATGCAACAGGGTGTTGGTTCAGCTCCGGAAGAACCCGAAACATTGTAGAAAGGAAAAATCGAATGGAAGATTACATAGCTGAAGCAAATTCCAACGAAGACGTTATAGATAACGTTGTAGCTGGGACTGAGGAAACTAATCCTTTTGTTGATGATAATAGTGCATTAAATGAGCAGGAATACGAAAGTGTCGCTCAACCTGAGATGCAATCTGAGACTTCACAAGTAGATTGGGAAAATGAAAGTAAAAAATGGCAATCATTATATGATAAGTCACAAGGAAACTTGACAAAACTTGAAAACGCCCTTGGAAATGCAGTGGAGATGCAACAGAACGCTCAGGCCGCAACTGTTAATCAACAGAAAGAACAAGTTCCACAGGTATCCGAGGAAGAATTTAATCCTTGGGACGCCTATTACAAGCCGGATTCACCGTCTTATCAAATGAGAGTTGCACAAGAGCAACAGTCGGTGTCAAGTGCTATTGAAGGTCATATGTCTAAAATGAATGAGAATATTGCCTTGAATAACACAATTAATGAGTTAAAGAACGTTCATAAAATGCCTGATGATGATGTTAAAGAATTTTTACAATTTGTTACACAACCCAAAGAAAATGTTGGATTGGATAACCTTGTAAAACTTTGGCAAGATGTTAATGGTAAAAAGGCAGGACAAAACGTTTATGACTCTCTTGAAGCGGTAAAAGCTTCCAAGAAAAACCCTGTAAGTCCAGGGTCTATTCAAGGGCAAGACCCAAGAGTTAGACCTAAAAACGAAGCTGATTCAGCTTGGGATGGAATTATGGGAGCAAATGTTCATGGAAGATTACCTTAAATTAAAACAATAAAAGGAGTGTAAAATGGCAATTACCCAAGGTGGAGCAAAGGTTACAGATGTCGTCCAAGCTTCCTCTAATAGTCATGCAAGTGTTCACGGCGGTACGCCTGATGTTAGACGGTTATATAATTTTGGAGACAGAGTATCTGACCTTTCACCAGAAGAATCGCCCTTTTTTGTATACTTAAGCAAAGTAAGTAAAGTACCTACCGATGATTCAGTCTTTCGTTTTTTAGAAGACCGTTCTAAGATTGATTGGACAAGTAGAGAATTTCTTATTGCTGGACAACCTGTAGGTGACGTAGTAGCTGGAACTAGTTACTCGTTTGCGGTTGATACTACTGGTGGAGCATCCGTTGATTGGTTAATCAAAGGAATGGTATTCGCAGTAGCAACAGACGCAGGTCATCAAGTTATAGTTAGAGTTGACAGTGCCCCAACTGATGTTGGTAGCGCTACTAGCTTTACAGGTAAAGTTATTAGTACTAGTACTACAAGTGGAGCTGGAATAGCTGTAGCTAATAACGATAAGTGTCAAGTAATAGGTACTGCTTTTGCTGAAGGTACTGGTTCTCCTGATGTTTTCTCAAGTGAAATTGACGATAATTACGGCTACACGCAGATTTTTAAAACTGCTTGTGAAATGACAAATACTGCTATTGCCACAAAATATCGCGGATATGCGAATGAGTGGGAACGTATTTGGGCTATGAAATTACGTGAACATAAAGTCGATATTGAGAGAGCTATGCTTTTTTCACAAAAAGCTCGTCAGGGAAGTGTACAGTATACAGAAGGGTTATGTGGACATATTATGAAAAATTCCACAGCTCAAACAGCGCATGGAACTGCACTTGAGTATACATCTGGTCAAGCATATTCGCGTGTTGAAGAAAAAGCGAACTTGACTTACGATTTATTACTTGGTGACTTAGAAGTGTTGTTTGACCCAGCAAGAGGTGGAAGTGGGGACAGACTTGTTCTTTCTTCCTTACCTGTAATTACTTTCTTTAACAAACTCGGTGACGGTGCATTTATGGATGCTTCTATTGGATATGGTGGTGCTAGTAGGTACAACTTTGATTCAAAAGAAGGAGCATTCGGACACAAGGTTATGAACATCGAGACTATTCATGGAACATTGCATCTTGTAAAAGAGCCTCTATTCCGTGGAGTTTCAAGTGGATTTATGTTATTTGCTGATATGAGCAAACTTGCGTATCGTCCTCTTGTCGGAAATGGTATTAATCGTGATACTTATATTACGACTAATGTTCAGTCTGACGATGAAGACTTACGTAAAGACATGATTCTTACTGAAGCAGGTCTTGAAGTAACATTACCTGAGTCTCACTTAATGTATGTCATTAGTGACTTATAAGGAGTATAATTATGAGAGCTGACGTCTTAAACGAAAATAGTGGATTTAATTATGGAAATGCATTTGTAAATGAACTTGGTGGAACTAAGAAAATTTTCACCTATACAGGTTCAACAGATGAAGATGTACTTGATAGTGCAACAACTGCATTTGCCGATAATGATGCAATAGCAAATTGTGGCCCTCTTGATGTTACTGTTCCTGCAGGATATCAAGACCCAACAAAAATATTAGTCGAAAAAATAGTTTGGATGCCTACTACGGCTACCGGAACTACTATGGTCGGTAATATTAATGCTGGTACATCTGGAACAGATGCTATCAATGCAGCAATAACAGGTCAAGTTGAATTAATGGGAGCTGGAGCTGTCTATAGAAATGCTAACCTTGCAGCTGATTTAAGTATTACAGAAGTTGATATCGATTTTAATGGTTCTACCATTCAATACGCTCAACCTTTGATAATCCTTCCAGTTGCGACTAAGTATATCTATGTTGGAACTACAACGACTATTAATCATGCGACTAATTTTGATGCTGGTCGTTATCAATTACAAATTGAATACACAGTGCTTTAATCCGTAAGGATTGACAGTTTTGTAGAACTGTGGGGTAAGTCGTATAAAGGATTTACCCCAAATCTACTAAAAATTTTAAAATTGGAGAAATTATGGCTGTATATGATAATGTAAAATGTAAAGTATTTATTCATGATGGTATACCAGGTATAGAAACTGGTGCCGTAGGAACAATGGCAAGAGATATTAAAGATTATGTTGATACTTTAGATTCAACTAATAATAAAGTTTTATCAATTACTCATACTCAATTGCGTGGTGATAGAATTATGACTTTAGTTGTTGGTGGAGCTTAATGACTAATTGTCAACATTGTGACCATCCAAATAAAGGTGGATGGTTTTACTGTAGAAATTGTGGAGATAGGGCTCACCCACAAAAATTTACTACAAATTCTTGGATGCGTGGAAATGTATCTTCAAGAACTGATATTGAATTTAATGAGGTATCATTAGAACAAAGTGCTAGTAAAATGGCAAAAAATACTATGAATGATAGACTAAAAAAATTAGGAGTTCAACCACTATGAGATTTGGTAAAGGTTTAAGTACATTAAAAAACTGCACAATGGCAGAAGGTTCAAAAGATAAAGAAATGGAGAATAATCATGGCTTACGGTATGAATTATGGAAAGAAAAAGAAAAAGAAAAAGAAAAAAAGTACCAAAAAAGGTAAAAAGAAGAAATGAAGGGCGTTAAACATTATTTAAAGAGTGGTAAAGAGTTTAAAGGTAAAACTCATAAAATGGCTAGTGGAGTTGTACATTCAGGAGCTTCACATACTAAAAGTAGTAAACGTATTTATCATTATGGTCAACTTAGTAAAAAAGCTAAAAAAGTGGCTAGACAAAGTTGGGGTTAACCTTCAATGCCTAAGAAAAAATCAAAACCTAAATCACCTGCTTGGACAAGAAAAGCTGGTAAAAATCCTAAAGGTGGATTAAATGCTAAGGGTAGAGCTTCTTATAAAGGTGGTACATTAAAAGCACCTGTTAAAAGTGGAGATAATCCAAGAAGAGCATCTTTCTTAGCTCGAATGGGTGGAATGCCTGGTCCAGAAAGAAAAAATGGTAAACCTACAAGACTACTATTATCATTAAGAGCTTGGGGAGCAAGTAGTAAGGCAGATGCAAAAAGAAAAGCAGCTGCGATATCTAAAAGAAACAAAGCTAAGAAAAAGAAAAAATAACTATGCCTCGTAAAAAAGCAAAGAAAAAACGTAGAGGACTTTACGCTAATATACACGCAAAAAGAAAAAGAATTAAAGCTGGTTCAAAAGAACGTATGAGAAAAAAAGGAGCAAAGGGAGCTCCTACTGACAAAGCGTTTAAAAAAGCAGCTAAAACAAGAAAAAAGAAATAGATTATGCAA